CCCATGAATTTGCTCCCCGCTCGGGGTAAGCCGGCTGGACCGGCAGACTTGCGATGGCGGAGCTTTCTCCGTCGAAACACATCCTCACACTGGCAGGCCCCGAGTCGGAAATACTCCGGCCATGGAACCAGAAGCACAGGCCGCAGAAAGCCGGCGCCATCCACCGTTTTCGGAGATGGACCCCGGCGATTCGTTCTTCCTGCCATGCCCGCTGTACCGGCAGCACGACGCACTCCGCCAACTCAAAGCAGCATGGAACGCGTGGCTGCTAGATAGCGCAAGCGGGCATACCTACGCTTGGCGGGCACGACGCCGAGGCATCCGGGTTTGGCGCTTGTCCTGACCGTAAAGACAATTTACAATTTGCTGATCCGGCACATGGTCTGGCGACTTGTGACCGGCTAGGGTCACCCGCAAGGTTCAGGCGGGCATGCAGCGTACTGTGCGCAGCCGCGCGCCGAATCCCGCAAGCGGCAAACAACTTTGGCCCCGGCAGAAATGCTTGGGGCCTTCTCATCTGGTCAACAAACTGACCAAAGACTGACGCGCCAAAGGCCGCGGCGCTGGCACCTCGGAACTAGACGGGGAACTACAAGTTGCATTTCGTAGGCACTTGTCCATAAGTGCAGGCGGAATCAAACCGAGTCCCGGAGCGATCCGGCTTGGTCAGACGGGTTGCGGGTTCGCGGCCGACTTGACCCGGCGCCTAAGTACACGGCGCCACCTACACAGCCCCTCGTCAGCAATGGCGCAGGGGCTTTCTCGTTATGGTCGGATGGCGCTCTCCGCAAGGCAGCGCTGAGCGGTAAAGACGCTCTTGACGCATCCGACCGCCCGAATGCCCGGCCGCACGGTCCTCGCAGTTGCCATCATCAGTCACCAGCGACTGTTTGCCGGCCTGGGCACCTACTGAGTCCCTGATGCTGACTGCGGGTTAGCGCCGCAGAGCACTTTAAGCACTAAACGCTGCTTCATGCGAGCAGCATCGGGGCTCAACGGAGTTCGCCATGGATCTTGAAGAGCGCGTCAAAGAGCTTGAGCGTCAAGTGCGCGAGCTGCAGGCGCGGCCCGTGTATGTTCCGGCGCCCGTCTTCGTCCCGCAACCTGGGTCAAGCCCGAGCTATCCCAACTTCGTTCCTTACAGCCCGTACAACCCGTGGTGGCAGCAGTACACGGTGACGTGCGGCGGCAACCTTGGGATCAACCAGCATCCAAACCAGGCCTGATCTACAGGTAAGCGCCTCCACAGCTCCCGCAAGGTAGAGCTACAGGCCCGCTCCAGCCGGAACAAAGCCCTAGAGGGTGGTGAGCGACACAAAACACCGGCAGCCAGTGACGTGGTGACAAGCCTAGTCGGTCTTTCCTCCTTTCACCGACTTAACGCGGCGGGCACTGGCCCCAAACAAGGAATCGCTATGCCAGCAGTCAGCAAAGCGCAGTACGGCCTGATGCAAGCCGTCGCCCACAACCCGCAGTTCGCCCAGCAAGCAGGCATTCCGCAGAGTGTGGGTCAAGAGTACGCCCAAGCCACGCCGAACCCGGCCAAGCTGCCGCAAAAGGCGCCGATGGGCAAGCAACAGAAGCTGGCAGCGCTGCTGCGGAAGAAGTGAGCGAAGACCTGATCCGAAAGCTTGTGGCTCAAATCCGCCGCAAGCAAGCTCAAGGCATCGGCGGCCAAGTCATTCTGTCCGATGGATTTCCAGGCCCGAACGGCTCTATGCGCGCTGTATGGGTGCGCAAGGACGAGCGAGACATCGAGACTAGTGTGCGAGAGCAATTAGCCCGCGCCACTGGCTGACTTTAGTAACCCCTCATATCGAGGCGAACCGGACTACTCCGGGAGGCTGAGATGACAAACGAACAGAGATACGACTGGCTTACGAGCCAGGAGCAATGGCATGCCCGCCGTTCTGGTAAATGGCACAAGTCCCAGGCGCGCTTCTACAGGAAAGCGATTAGGTCGATACCTGGTCTGCTTGGGATCATCATCTCGCGCACCGTTCGCAAGCATAGTGCCCGGCTTGTGGAGAACATCACACGCCATAACACGCTGCTCTCGGCGCTCCGCCCATCCAAAGTAGACGCAGGTAGAGCCAATCATGGCTAAGGGCGTCAAGACAGGCGGCCGGCAGAAGGGTACGCCGAACAAGGCAACGCGCGAGTTCCGCGAGACCGTGCGCCAACTGCTGGAGGACAACGCCGACAACATGGGGCGTTGGATCACTCTGGTGGCCGAGGGCGACGGCACGGACAGCGGCAAGCCTGACCCGGGCAAAGCGCTTGACCTGCTGGCAAAGCTCGCCGAGTTCGCGGCGCCGAAGCTTGCGCGCACAGAGCACACGGGTGAGGGCGGCGGCCCCATGCAAACCATCAGCCGGATTGAGCTAGTCCCCCTGAAGTGACGGCGATACAGGTAGCGCTGGTCCCGAAGCTCATCGAGGTATTCGCAGGCCCAGCAGACGTTCGCGGCGCTTACGGTGGTCGCGGATCAGGAAAGACGCGCAGCTTCGCCAAGATGGTGGCGGTGCGCGGCTTCATGTTCGGAAGCATGGGGCTGACAGGCCAGCTAGTGTGCGGGCGGCAGTTCATGAACTCGCTGGAAGACTCCAGCTTGGAAGAATGCAAGCGGGCGATCGAGGAAGAGCCATTTCTCGCTGCTTACTACGAGATCGGCGACAAGTACATCAAGAGCCGAGACGGCCGGATTTGGTTCACGTTCGTCGGCCTTGATCGGAACATCGCCAGCATCAAGTCAAAGGGCCGAATCCTCCTGTTGTGGGTGGACGAGGCCGAGCCGGTCACTGACGCGGCCTGGAACGTTGTTCAGCCTACCCTGCGGGAAGAGGGCGACGACTGGAACGCTGAACTCTGGGTGACGTGGAACCCGAGGCGAAAAACGGCCGCGGTTGAACACCGCTTCCGCTTCAGTAAAGACCCGCGCGTCAAGATTGTTGAGTGCAACTGGCGCGACAACCCGCGTTTCCCGGCTGTCCTAGAGCGCCAGCGGCTACGCGATCTCGAACAGCGGCCAGAGGAATACGACCACATCTGGGAAGGCAAGTACGGCTTCTCTCAGGGTGCGATCCTCGCCAGGTGGATGAACAAAGCCGAGCGCGACGGTCGCGTTTCGGACAATGTGGTGTTCGACCCTAACGGCGCGCCAATCGAGATTTCGAGCGACCTCGGTTTTCGAGATACAGCTTCGTGGTGGTTCTGGCAGCGCAAGTTCGGCGGCTACAGCCTGCTGAAGTACATGGGAGCCAGCGGCTGGGATGCTGAGGATTGGATCGGCGAGTTAAAGAAGATCATCGCTGACGAGTTCGGAGGTCGGCTTGGGAAGATTTGGCTCCCTCATGACGCGAAGGCCAAGACTTTTCAGTCAAAGCACAGCTCGATCGAGAAGTTTGTAGAAGCGTTCACCGCGGCAAAAGTGGCGATCGTTCCGCAGACCAAGAAAGAGCACCAGATCAACGCAGCGCGGACTGTTGTTGACCGTTGCGAGTTCAATAAGACCGCATGCGATCAAGGCATTGATGGCTTGTTGGCGTGGGAGTTCTCCTACAACGAGGACACGCAGGCGTTTTCGAAAGAGCCCCTGCACAACTGGGCGTCTCACCCAGCCGATGCGTTCGCCTACGGCTGCCAGGTGATGGAAGAGCAGAAGGCGCCCGAGGCCAACGAGCCCCCGCGTTGGCCCGTCAAGGGCAACGCAGACGGAACGATCACTGTCGCTCCGCTGGAAGAACTTTGGAAGTCAGCCCCGCGACCTAGCGGGCGCATCTGAACAGGAGCCACCTTCGGGTGGCTTTTTCACTTATGACCCTCGCTTTCTCGCCGAATTGGACGAGCGGTGTGACGCTGGCCGTCTCTACCACGACCAACAACGTTCCCCTTTCGAAGGCTGCGGGGCCAAGTGTCGTCCGCATTTACAACGGCGGCAGCGCGACTGCATTTACACGCGTCACGAAGGCTGCGGATGGCGCAACTACGGCCGTGACGACCGACCTGCCGATTCCCGCTGGCATCGTCGAATGCTTCACGATCGCCGCTGGGTGCGACACCGTGAGCGCCATTACATCGGCGGGCGCCACAACCCTGTACATCAATCAGGGCGAGGGCATGTAATGCTGCGCGCGGTATCCATTCCGTCGGTCGGCTATATCGCGCCGATGCCGACGGGCAACGTCCTGGCTGACTCGCTGGCGATGCAGGCTTGGTCCGCCGCAATGCCCGCTGGGGCTGTGCTCGACTTCCCGGCGAATCAGACCTACACGATCTACCCCAACATGATTACGCCGAAGGCGGGTCAGTTGTGGCGACTGAATGGGTCAACACTCAAGCGCGCCGCTCAAGTCACGACCACGCTCGCGGCGACCTTGAACAACGGCGATTCGACCATCAAGGTCCAGCACGCCGACATCAACAAGTTCATCCCCGGCATGGGGATCGCCATCACGTCTAGCGACCGCAGCACCGGCTGGTCTGCGGCTTGGTATCAACTCATCTCCGTCGATACCACGAACGACATCCTGACGTTGACCAACTCAACGTCGTACTACACGAACGTCACGCTCGTGAACAACTCGGGAGCCGTTGCCAGCCTTCCCGCTGGTACGCCGGTCTATGTCTGCGGGTATATGTTCGGCACTCGGAACGTGGCGAAGTCGGCTTCGACCGATACCTACGTCATCCCGGTGGACCCGACGACGCTGGCGAACACCAATCTCATCGTCGCAGGAGCAACCCTGACCGGCGTGACTTCCGGCGACACGGCAACGGTTGTTTCCTACACCAAGGACCGGATTTACGTCACCGCCCCGGTGCATTCGGGCGCGTTTTCTCCGCTCGCGTTCACCCAGGGCGAAACGCTCCAGATCAGCAGCACGACGGTCGCGTCCGCGCTGCCGAACTATGTCCCCGGCGTCACCCGAGCGATGGGCACATATCCGTTCCCTGGCATCCGCTTGCAGGACGCAGTGTTCGATGGCAACAAGGCCTCCCAGACCGCCAATGTCCGCTGGGAGCACATGATCGAACTCGATTGGGTGGCTTCCGATTCTTGGGTCCGCGACGTGTGGATCAAGAACTCGGCTGGAGAAGGCATGCTGGTTGGTGGCCGCAACGGCTTCATCAGCAACTATCGCGCTACAGACCTCCAAGGGAACGGAATCCACTTCGGAGACGTGGACG